GATGATACGATTAGACGTATCAAACTCGTTGTCTGTGCCCTGAGCAACTGCAACTTGAGTTGGAATAGTAACAGTGTAATTGTTATCGGTTCTAAGTTCTAGAACTTTGGAAACATCCTGTATTCTAACAGTATATGCTCCGGTAATTTCTCCTATCAATCTTTCGTCTGTGTAAATCACTGCACTATCAAAATCTATTTGTACTGTAGGTTGTCTCGGAAAAGAGTTTGAGTATATTACGTTATCTCCGTCACCAACAAGATAAATATCATTCTCAATAGCACCGTAGGAGTGAACGCCGTCAATTATAGTATTGGTAACATTGTTAGTCAAAATATTATTGGTGTTATTGAAAAATGATCCACTGATTCTCATATTTTTGGAATCAGTTGTAGCATAAAAACCTCTAAAGTTCCCATAACTGATCAAATCCCAAGAAACATCTTCACAACCAAATTGAGCAAATCCTCCGTTAAAACCGTTTCCGTATGTTACGGCAGAAACACTACCATATCTTGTATTTGTTAAAATAATACCATGAAAACCATTTTCGTATGAAATGGTGTTTTGGATTTTAAAATTTGTTGAAGCATCTAGGTGAATACCAGATGCATCACCGAGATACGCAACTTCGGAGTTAAAAGGTCCATTGTCGTGTGCTAATAGATTGTTAACAAATATATTATCACAAAACCCTAGATATATTCCTTCAATACCACCTTTAATTATCTGTAGATTTTCTAAAAGTATATTTGTGACACGTTGCATTTCTATGCATACGGAACCATCATTGGGATCGTTGAATCCAATGTCGTTACCGTCAATAGTCATGTTAGATATTTTTATATTGGAATTACCGTTATTAAAGTCAGTGTTTCTGAACATTTTTATAGAAACGTCTGCATCATTTGTAGCTCTAACAATAGAGGTGAACATATTACCACCGAATATTACTACATTGTCAGGCAACGTTACAGAATTTTTTATTGTAACAGTAGTGTTAGCGGGTATAAAAGCAATAAGTTGGTTGTTGGCAGCATAATTTACCCATTGCTGTACAGCAGCAGTATCATCCGATACCCCAAGATTATCCTTAAAATCTTTAATGTTAGTAAAAGTACCACTTCTTGGAACCCAATCGGAACCGTCCCATGCGATAATATCATCAATATCTGGAGAATCTACGGTGATTCCGTCTGTATTAACACCAGAAAGTATTTCGTCTCTCAACTGACTGAAAGTTATACTATGTGAGTCTTCGGGTGAAAGTCTTTCAACCTCAAAAACCTCAGCGCCTGTCAATGGAAGATCTATCGATGGTAAATCTTGTATTCTTTTAAATGTTGACATTTTATCTAATATTTCCTATGTTTTATATATTTATTAAATTTACATGTTTGTTAGCTTGAAGTTGTAACAGTAAATTTGTTTTTACTTACTTCAGCATTTGTAAATGGTGCTGACCAAGAAGTAAACAATACTCTATAGTTATAGGTACCAGAACTTGGATTATCTACAAAAGGCTTAATAACATCAGTACTGTTTCTTACTGTACATATTCCCGGACTTAATGATGGATCACTTTCAGGAATCCATACAACACTACCACCCCCGCTTACCGTAGCCGTGGCAACAGTAGACCAAGAACCTGATGGTGCTATTCTTCTTTGTAATGATATTGTTCCGTTAATATTTCCGGGACCCGAACATGATGATTGAGGAGTTTGTATATTTTGATCCAAAGCTTCAAATTCGAAGTTACATTGTAACGATATACCACCAGAGCCAACTTCAATGTTAGAAGATGTTGCAGTCAAAGAGTTTGTTGTAGAACCACCGGTGGCAGTGTTTGTGGCAGAAAAAGAATCTACAGTAGTACCACCAGTGGGAATACCGAACGTTTCTGTATCTATAGAAGCAGTTCCATCTCTCTTAACCCAAAATATGCCATTTGCATCATTAAGTGTATTACCATTACCCGCCCATATCAAATAATCAGGATGGTTGGCTAATATTCTAACATTAGTTAAAGTAGTATTTCCTACAATTACGCTACCTCTTGCTGTAATCTCGTTAAATTCAGCAGAACCCGTGTTTCTTTCTATCTTCCATCCTGTAGAACCTGCTACATAATTATCTGATTGAATGGTGTTACTAAACTTAGCACTTGTTATTGCAGCATTTTGGATATTAGCAGTTGCTATAGAAGCTTCTTGCATAGCGGCATTGTTAATAACTGCCGTACCTATGTTCGCTGAAGTTGTTATAATTTCATTAGCCCCTATCAAAGGAGAGGTAATACTTCCATCTTGAATTTCTGTTTCTGTTATTGTATTCGCTAATATGTTTCTTGGTGTAACAGAAGAAGAAGTTACCCAAACAGAAGTGTTTCCGGATGTATCAACAGCACGTATTCTATATTGATAAGTAACACCAACAACTACTTGATTATCAAAGAAGAAACTACTTGTTCCAGCTTGTGTATAGAACACGTTGTATGAACCTATTCCTACTCTTCTTTTTATCTCAAATTCTTTTAAATCAGAATCGCTGGGCCTGTTCCATGTAAGATAAACAGATTCGTATCCTGCTATTGCATTAAATGCAGTAACTGCCGAAGGTGCTCCGGTGTCTTGTGTTGTTGTATGACGTACTATGTTTGTCCATTCCCCGATAACAGAACCAATTCTAGCTCTAACCCTAACAGTATATTGTGTTGAAGGAAGGGCTTCCATAGAATATTGAACAATGTTACCAGTATCTGGTTGACTCACCGTAGGCAAAGAAACGTTATTAGTAGATGTTTCTACAATCCATAGATCGTATTGATTTGCTCCGGTAACTTTATTCCATTGTATGTTAAGACGTACCCTTTCCTGACCATTAGGAAGCTGCTCTAACGAAGAACTGACTACTAGACCAAGAACATTATCTGGATCAGGTTCAGGATCGGGTACAGACAGTTCAGGAAGGGTTGTTACTTGTCCAGTAACATAGTTCAATCCGAATTTAGAATAAGAATCGTAAGCCGCAATTGCGTAGGTGTAAGTAGTATCAGCTACACCCTCAATTTTGTGAATTGTTCCTCTATCATCTTTTTGAAGGTTGTTTATTTTAGGAACAATAGGATCAGTTCCCACTATATGGTGAATGAAAACACCCTCTGCATTTTCTTCTTCAAGGTAGGCATCGTGAGTTATTTTGTAATCTTCAAAAATGGGTACTGCTGTTACATTTGTCAATGCAGATGGTGGATCATTTGTAAATCCAGTTATTCCTGTACTTGTACTCAATTGGAAAGAGTTGTCCCTAGCAAAAACTGCAAATCTTGGGGTTCTTGGTTTACCATCGAAAGGTACGTTGTTCTGTTCAAAATAAAAACGTGCAATATCACCATCGTTAAAAGATACAAAGTTATCTTCTACTGTTAAAGTAGCTATAGTATCATCTGTGGTAATATCTATTACATTTACAATGTAATCACGTAGCTGATCAGATTCTGTTCCGGCGACTGGGTCCCACGTTAAGTTTAAAACAGTGCCTTGCCATTTGTCATCATCCATAGTAGAACCAGATGGATGGTCTACTCTAAAGTTTTGTGGTGCCAACAAACTAGAGTCTCCGGGCACTCCTACAATGAAAGAGGCTATTATAAACCCATCCAGAGGTGCAGATTGTGTACCAAAGACATTGTATGCGTATATAGAATAATCATACACACCTTCATCAACATCGTTTATGACAAATCTAGACTGAGAAAGGTTGTTAGACCAAAAATATTGATCACCGTTTCTTCTGTATTTTATTCTGTAATAGGCAAGACTTGGGTTTGTAACATCAGACCAGTCAATGGTTAAACGTAATTTGGTTTCACCATTAGCACCGGTATAAGATTCAAGAACAGAATTATCTCCGGTCGGAGCTTCAATATCATTTGAACCGAATGTTTGGAACGGAGAATCGTTGTCCAACTCAACTCCAGTTTCTACAGAAATGAACTTGTTTTCATTGTAATTTGCAGCAACAATCTCATATTCTCCAACACCATCTTCTTTGATAGAAATAATTTGGAAAGGTCTAGGAACAACTAGACCTGTTATAACGTATGGTGTGTTTACCAAAGTACTTAAGTCAACACCATTTTCAAGTGTCAATTGATTATCGGTAACACTTATAACGTTTCTTGTAACCTCGGTTCCGTCTGGGAGAATATACCTTACCACGTTGGAAGTAGAAAGGTCTTCAGAAGGATCAACGTTTACTACAAGAACGTTACCACTGGATTCTGCTGTAATAACTCCACCAACTATGGTATTAGCGAAAAAGTTGTCTGCAATCTCTATAACGTCACCAACTTCCAAGAATGCATTAGAGAAAGAAACTTTAAAGGTTGCAATTTCTGAGTTTTCCAAACCACTCAGTAGAATCCATCTTGCCAATCTTCTAGCTTGAGATTCTGTCGTAACTCCCACGGCGTTTACGCTTTTTTTGTTATATCCAAAAGCGTTAATTCTTGCTGAAGTTGTTTCTTCTATGATGGTTCTTGGTAAAAATTGCTCCTTACTATCATTAAAGGTAACTTCAACGGCAGTGGCCCTAGAAGACATTTCTGTTCCAGAGTATTCAAACTTACCGTCTATGACATTAGAATGAGTTAAAATAGCTTCTACTTCTTTTGGTCTATCTTGTACTATTTTTATCATGCCGTTAGAGTTTATTACCTGCGATCTAAAAGTAGAAGCAAGAGTCTGAATCATTTTAAAATTTTCTTCTTGAGTCATCAAAGAGGCATTAAATCTAAATCTGTTTTCAAATCCACCATCACCGTCAGGTACAATTTCAGTGTTATATTGCGATGCATCATAAAAACTGTAAATGTCAATGTCAGATATTTTTACAAACTCTCCCATTCCGTATCTTTCGTTAGTCAGAATGTCAAATAAAATCCAAGCAGGATCGTCACACCACTCTCTAGCAGCTTTAAACTGCCCGTCCCATGTCCCACTATAAGATGCGTTAGAAATAACGTTACCTTGTTCGTCAAGAACGGTAGGTGTATAGTTGCTAGGGACTAACACTTTAATACCTTTAACTATGTAACTTCTACGTGGAACTTGACCGCCCGTAGATTCTGAATCTAGTAATAGACCAACATGCGCTGCGTCATCATAAGTCATCTTAATATCTTGTAATTCTACTACAGATGAAAATATAATATCATTAGATAAAAAATCACTATTAGAAATATCATCAAGACGCAAAACCCTAAGTTCCCATGCAACACCGGGTTGTGGGGATTCTATCCTGTAACCTTCTTGGTATGGCGTACGTGTTACCCCTGTTATAGTTTTAGAAAAAACATCTTGGAAAGTTCCACCTACAACACGAGTCTGTATCTTAATAGGAATTTGTGCAGCAGATGTATCACCGGTCTCTTGGTCAACCTCAATAAGCTGTGGTATCGTGACAATAACTCTAGCTGCGTCAGCGGAAGAACTTATAGAACGGGTTACGCCTCCCGGAGGATTTGGTAATTCTTGATTTACTGCAAAACCGCTTTCTACGTCTGGGAATCCCGGAATGTAATTCTGTCCCGGTTCACCTAATCTTTCTTCGAATGTTATTGCAGAAAAGTTGTAGTCTCCTGACTGGCTCTGTACAGGTGTATTATCAAAATAAACACCTTTCAAACCACCCTGAACACCAACGATGGGGCCTTCTGATATAGCTTCTACAACGGCAACTGTAGCGTTGCTCCTAAGACTATTTGGAGCCTGACGAGGTGGACCAGAACGGCCACCTTTTCCTCCACCACCTGAACCTTCAATTGTATAGTTTTTTATTCTATTATGTTTACTCATTTTAATGAATCCTTAATATTGTTCATATATCGGGTTAGGACTGATAGGAGGAGCACTACCACCACCGGGACCACCGGGATCTGGGGGAGAATCGTATGTAGATAATTGCTCTATAGTTACCCCAGTACTTAAGACTACAGAACCAGTTCGACAGAAACCGTAACACAGAGGAACTGGATGACCCTGTTCTGTAGTATTAACGGCTCTACTAAACAAAAAACTAGGTGTTGAATCTGCTTGTTCTCTTATCTGCGGAGAGGAAGGAGGAAATAATCCACCTATCGTAAGACTTATTCCTGCTCCTATTAATGCACCACCAACAGCAGAACCAACTGCACCAGTCAAAGCTGCAGAACCGAACAAAAATGCTGCACCGCCTCCGGTAAAGACCGTCAAGGCAATTCCACCTGCAATTAGAGCTATGCCTCCTATAATCTGTCCAACCCTACCAGATCCTTCTACAGAAGGTATAAGGTGAACTTCATTAGAAGAACCCATATTCCAATCTAATGTTTGTTCCGTAAGAAAATGGTCACCGTCTTTTTGTTTTATCTTAACAAGCCATTCATTTTCTCTTATATGTCTTTTAATCTTATGACCATAATTGGAAATAAGACCAGAAACCAAAGTTCTAATATCGTTACCAGAAATTACAACTGTATCGTTTCCTCCGCACATTTGCTTTAGTTTGCCATAGAGATGTATTGTTCTTCTTTTATGTTGCATGGTTTTTAACTTCCTTGTGTCTTAAAAATTTTGTCATCGAGTTTCTCCATCTTGAAAAACTATATTCTTGGGATAGTCTTTTATCCATATGCTGTAATATCTTGTTGTCTCCGATATATACAGCACCATGGTTGTTTTCTGTCGAAGAAATGCTTATCAGTATCATGTCACCATACCTAAGTTCATCTTCGGAAACCTCAAAAAACCCTGCCGACTGGTAATATTTATCATATAAGTTAACTCCACCATCGTTCCACCACATGTATTCTCTTGGAACACTCATAAGTTCTATACCAAATTTCTGCCAATAGAAGGATTGTATTATGGTGTAACAATCATAAACTCCATGAATATAAGGTCTACCAATAAGTGGATGATCATTGTCAGGAAAAACAACAATATCGCTACAATTCTCACCATCACTACTTAATATACCAAATGGTATTTGTAATGAGTCTTGAGTTTGCATGTCTTTTAAACTTGGTGTTCTTGGGTCAACATTACTTCTGTATTTCAAAGAAAGTTGATTGGAAGTATGTGAATGTATCAAAATATCCGGAATATTTTGGTTAAATTTGATGGGGTCAATACGAAAATGTTCTACTGGATTTTCATGAATGTTTTCATAATATATTATATTTTGGTTCTTTATACCAAGAACAGCTTCTTCAGGATATTTCTTTAAGACGTAAGCACAAATATCTTCTTTTAATACATCTAAATTGTATTTCATCGTACCTTATGTTTATGTGTGTGTTGTAATAATATTTATGTAAATATTGATTTTTTAGTTAAAAGTTACGTAATCTAGACACACCCGGAGCATAAAGAGACCTTTCACCAAGATCTTCTCTAAGAATTTGTCTTCTGGGCAGACGCAAACCCGGTCTGTCCATTTTAGATGACAAAAGAAAAGTTATTATACTTTCGTTCATAAGTTGTTTCTGTATTATAACGTAACTTCTAGTAGGAAAGTGTTGGTTAGGATCAGCATCTACTTCTCCATCTAGAAAATTCTTATAAGTTCTCCATATAGTTACATTAGCACCCACCAAATCGTCATATTGTGCTACCTGTTGCATTAAAGTTTTATTCACATTGGATACCGTAAGATTTATTCTAGAAGGGGCACTGTTTTTTTCTTCTACAAACCCTTCTGCCAACACCGGGAATGGTTGATAAATTTTACCTCTCCAAGATGTTGGTTGTCTTATCGTAGAGGACAGATGAAATACTTGACTAGTGCCCAATGGGGTTAGATCAATTTCATAACCTTCAAAAATTTCACCAACATAAGTTTGTTTGGACTGTTCTTTTATATCAGACATTATGCATATACCTCTCTAATTCTAAAAGAAACAGTGTATCCAACATTGGATTCGTTTGGGGCAGAATCTATCACAAACGATCTGGCTGTAGATTCATTAGGCGGAGTCCATGTAAAAGCCTGTACATATCCTACAGTCTCTATGAAAGATATAACTGTGTTTCTATCTACAAGACTTATATTGTCATAAACTATAGACCATTCATCGGTCATATCATTAATACCCCAAACCGCTCTCTGTTCTGCCCCGTCTCTAAATCTGACAGTGATAGTGTTTTGGTTTATTGTTCTACTTGAGTTTTGTGATATTTTTTCTGGTAATGGTAGTGCGCTCATTTATTAAAATCCTCTATTTAAAGAATTACCTGATCTTGTTTCGTTGTATAGTGTTCTTTTTACCGTATTAGTAACTAAGCGATCAATCGCCTTGGCTGTTTCTTCACCTATAGCTTCCGGTTGATCGGAAGAAGCATTAACTGTAACATTAATGTTTGTCTGAGCCACTATAGAACCAGAACCACCACCAACACTTTTCACACCTAAGTCCCCGTTTGGTGTCCTTGTGAGAGGAAGAATTGCTTCGGGTCCTGCTTCGCCCATGACACCAATCTTATTGTTAGACATTCCAAAGGCCGTGGTAGCGTTTACCACACCACCCTTGGCAAAGAATTGAGTACCGTCATTCCACGCACCACCCTTGGCTTGTCCACCACCAAAAAGGTTAGCGAAAAAAGATGCTATAGCGTTTCCAGCACCCTGTGATCCTGAAGATTGTGGATTCAATAGACTTTGTACAACAGAATCTATTCCTGATCGAAGAAGAATTTCAACAACATTAGCTGCAAACTGTTTAAAGTTAAGTTCTCCTGTACGAAGACCTTCTGCTATTTGATCACCAAGTTCTTGGCCCAATCCAGTAATAAGATTTTCTCTAATATCCCTTAACGCTTCAGCCCTTCTTAGAGTCTCTCTGTTGGTGTTTTCTTGCTCTCTCCTGACGTTTACCATTTCTTCGGCTTCTTGTTTTGTAAGTTCTATACCAATAGATTTACTTTCGTTTATTAATCGTTGAATTTCTCTCTCATTTTCTAAGAAAGAATTTAATTCTTCTTGAGAACGTATTCTACCAGAAGATATTTGTTCGAAGGCCGTTTTCTGTAAATCAATCTCTGTGTTTATTCGTGCGAAAAACTCTTCCTGTCTACTCAGTTCTTCTACATACTTCTTTATATTTTCATATGCTTGATCGTTAAGTTCTACAGATCTTTCTAGAGCCTTGTTGTTAGAAATTGTTCTCGCTTCTTGCTCTATCCTAGTATCTGTAATGTTTTGACTAACAGTAAGAAATTCTATTTCGTTGGCTGTCTTTTGGTCTGAAATTGTTAAAAGCTCTTGTTCTATAGCAGCCTGTCTCTCACTAAGTTGGGAAATTTCTTTTCTTCCCTCAATTTGGGCATTTATATTAGATATACCCATATTTCCCGGAATTTCTGCTATCTCGCTTCTTCTGGCCTCCTGCTCTTCCAACTCGTTTAATAGTGCCCTCTCTCTGTCTAATATCACAATTCTTTCAGCAGCAAGTTGTAACTGTTTTTCAGATACTTGTTCACCTCTAGACTGTGCCTCTACAAGATCGTTATACGCTCTTGTTGCACTATCTATTTCTCTTTCTACAAGTTCTATACCAGAAACAGAAGAAATTCTTTCTATGGCGGAAACAATCTTTTCAAATGTTGCAACTAGAGCTGGACCAAACGACAAAGCAAGTTGTCTACGAACAGCGGCCCAGCCTGCTGTAATCTCGTTTGTGAGTTGATCTAAACGCCTTGCCCTTTCAACATCATCTTCTCCAACTATAAATCCGCCTGCTCTAGCTTGTTTTAACTGTTCATTAACTTCAGCCAAAGAACCACCAAGTTTTAGTGCATTAATTTCAGACTCACCTATCAATTGTGTTATAGCTCTTGAACGTATAGACGTATCTTCAACATCGTTAATTGCGTTTACAATTTCTTGAAATGCCTGTGCTGGATCGAGTTGAGACAATCTTTCAACACTAATACCAAGCTTTTCAAATATTTCTGATCCTTCTCCTATCTGTTCTTGCTGTTTTATTATAACTGCTGTAAGATTTTCAAATTCAAAACCAACTAATTTTGAACGTGCTTCTAAATCTGCCAGTTTATCTACGGCAGCACCAGTAAAGTCAGAAAGATCGTTGATCTGCTGGATATTAGAAAACTCTTTCCTCACAAAATTTGCTGCGGCAACTGCCGCAGTACCAACAGCAGCCAATCCTATAGCTGCAGTTTTGGCTATTGCAAATACCTTAGACAAAGAATTTCCTGCACCGGCAGATGATCCTTCAGTTTTGTTAAACTCTGTGTTTGTCTTACTAAGCTCGTTTCTAGCTTCTTTAAGATCAGAAGAGTCAACCTTGTATTTGATTTTTGTAATAAATTCTGAAGCCATTATTAGTTCTCTTTATGTTGTTTGTAACACTTGTAGTAAGTCGCGTCCCATTCTAAAATCTGACGAACTTCCCATTTATTTATTTGATAGTTCATAAGCTCTTTGTAGCTTCTTATGTCTGTATGATTAATAGGATGTTCCAAAGACTTAGTATTACGTAATTCCCAAAACGCGTACCAAACGTTTTGCAATATAAATGGTGGGTTAGTCTCCAATTCGGAAAACTCTTTTCTCTTTTGATCTACGATCTTCTTGAAATTTTCATCAAGTTTATCATACATCGATTCTAATTTTTTAAAATGGTTGTAGACTGAGGTACTTCCCTCAGTCTTAGCAGCTTTTACCTGTAATTCTATTATTGAAATTAGTCTGTCTTTCCATTCAAAAAAAAAGCACTATCATCCTTCATTTTTTGATAAATGGCCATTTTTATCCAAGAATAGTTGGAATCCATCAACATTTCAACCAGTTTTTCTCTATTAAATGGTTCTCCAAACTCTTCTGACCAGTCCTCTACAACTGCCGCAATTTCTCTGGCTTCCCACTTAGTAGTGTTCTTCATAAAGTCTAACCATTCTTGGTCAGTCATAGATGTAAAATCTTTTACATTATCAGGACCAATCTCTTTTTCAATTTCTTTCTTAAACTGATCCGGAG